TTGCTGGGCGGTAGAAACAGGCTTGGCAGTATCAGCAGTGTTGTCAACATTACCGAGACCAACCATAGACTTGGTAATGCCACCAACAGTACCAGTGAAAGTAGGGCTAGCGATGTTAGCCTTAAGAGCAATAGCAGTATCTGCATCAGCTTCATTTTGATCGACATCAGCTTGCACAGCAGCAATGGCAGCATCTGCGTCTGACTCATTCTGATCAACGTCAGCTTGAACCGCTGCAATAGCAGCGTCAGCATCCGTTTCATTCTGGTCAACGTCAGCTTGGACAGTAGCGACTGCAGCCAGCATTGCTACGTTAGCAGCAGCGATAGCAGCATCAGCGTCTAGTCGTCGTTCTGATCTACATCAGCTTGGACTGCAGCGATAGCCGCGTCAGCGTCCGTTTTCGTTCTGGTCTACATCAGCCTGTACTGCAGCAATAGCAGCATCAGCGTCTGCCTCATTCTGATTGACATCAGCCTGTACNGCAGCGATCTGGTTGGTTACAGTAGTAGCGAAGTTGGCATCGTCACCGAGTGCTGCACTTAACTCGTTCAATGTATCCAAGGCGGATCCGGCTCCGTCCACCAGACCAGCGACAGCATTGTCAACGTAGGTCTTGGTAGTAGGGTCAGCCTCCAGGGTATCCAACCGTCCATCCAATGCAGTATCAGCATTAGTACGAGCAGTTGTCTCAGACGTCACAGCAGCGCTCACAGCAGCCAAAGCAGTGGCGGTGGTAGGATCCGACTCAAGGGTATCCAGACGGCCACTCAAGAGGCTCTCAGCGTTGTCTGAGGTGAGCTTGTTAGCATCGATGGCAGCCTGCAGTAGAGTCTGCAGTGCAGTACGTGCTGTAGAAGCAGCAGTACTCAGTGCATCGATGTTGGTCTGCAGCGTGGTGTTCGCTGTAGACATAGTTGTAAAGAATGCAGGGTCATCAGAAATGGCCGCTGCGATTTCATTTAATGTGTCCAACGTCTCTGGCGCATCGGCCAAGAGAGTTGTCATCTGATTCTTGAGAGATTGCACATCAGTGAAGAGAGAGCTGAGCTTCTGCCCTACATCGCTCTGCGGTTCAATGATGGCAACTACTTTAGTTCCGTATGCGGACATAATTAATTAACTATAATAGTTACAACGGTGGATTGGGGAGTGTCAGTAGCGCTGGGATCATCAGCTGTGACTTGTACCTGTACAGTTTCACCACTAGTAGCATCAAGGTTGATGGTCACTTCAGCTGTAGGGCCAAAGTTATACATAGAAGTAATGGTACCAGGACCACTGCGGATAGCCCAAAGGAAAAGAGGATCTGCATCACCACTGTTGGCAGCAGTAAAGCCAACCATCTCACCAGGGTCCATAGCAAGAGGACCAGGTGGTGTTGGAGTTACAGTACCAATCTCAGTAGACACAGCAACAGTAGAAGCAGGTGAACTACTTACCTTAGTTTGACCAGTATCATCCTTACCTTGAGTTTGGAATCTAATCTGGTCACCTTCATCTGATTGATCAACAACATGGGTAGGGATGTCAGCAGCAAAGCTGCCTAGGCTAGTCCAGTTAAGTCCACCATCAGTGGACTCTTGTATCCTATACTTGTATGTAATTGTACCATATCCACCTGCCATAGTAGCAGGGTACATAGTAAGGGTCTCATGCAGATAAGCGTGTGTTGGGTTACTGAACGTACCATTTGTCATGATGGTAGGCTCAGTCACCGCGATAGCTTGTGGTGCCATAGGTCCGACAGAATTGCCAGACCCATAGACTACACCATTAGCGTCTGTAGCTTTAGAAGCATAACGTAGGTACTTACCATTGTCATCTAGATCTGTTGTGTATTCTACTGGTTCAGCATTCTGAGTCCAGTCACTAAAGCCTGTCCAGGCTGTACCATCATCAGAGTTTTGCCACTGACTGAGTGCTTCGACGGGAGGCGTACCACCAGTGAAGACAGCTGGTGTACCCTTGAGAGTACTACCGAGCGTAGTGCTACCAGTAGTACTGCTCTTAGATACAACAGCTAGGTCATCATAGTTGGGAGTTGGTTGCCAGTTGTCGCCATCATTATCCTCAAACCCTACAATCGTAACGGTCTTCAGGTATTGAGTAGGAACAATTTCAGTCAGTCCTTCGACTTCATTAATTACGATTCGTTTGAGGTATTGAGACATTAGCCTAATGCAGGAGCAGTGTGTGTTGCAAGGTCAAGTGGGAAGTTGTGAGCGTTACGCTCGTGCATCACTTCCATACCTAGACCTTGTCGGTTGAGGATGTCAGCCCAAGTATTAATGACACGGCCAGAACTGTCAAGGATAGATTGGTTAAAGTTAAATCCATTTAGATTAAACGCCATAGTTGATACACCAAGAGCAGTAAACCAAATACCCACAACAGGCCAAGCAGCCAAGAAGAAATGAAGGCTGCGAGAATTATTAAAACTAGCGTATTGGAAGATGAGTCTACCGAAGTAACCATGAGCTGCTACAATGTTGTACGTTTCTTCCTCTTGTCCAAACTTGTATCCCTTGTTATGGGACTCCGTTTCAGTGGTCTCCCTAACGAGAGAAGACGTGACCAGACTACCATGCATAGCAGAGAAAAGACTCCCACCAAATACGCCGGCCACACCAAGCATATGAAAAGGATGCATGAGAATATTGTGTTCGGCTTGGAAGACGAGCATATAGTTAAAAGTTCCGCTGATTCCCAGAGGCATACCGTCAGAGAACGAGCCTTGNCCAAACGGGTAGACAAGAAAGACCGCAGTTGCTGCTGCAACNGGTGCTGAATATGCGACAAAGATCCACGGCCTCATTCCGAGTCGATAACTAAGTTCCCATTCGCGTCCCATGTAAGCGAAGACACCGATAAGGAAGTGGAAGACAACAAGTTGATAGGGTCCTCCGTTGTACAACCACTCGTCGAGAGTTGCTGCTTCCCAGATTGGGTAGAAATGTAGTCCGATTGCGTTTGAGCTGGGGACAACTGCCCCTGAGATGATGTTGTTTCCATAGAGTAGAGAGCCGGATACCGGTTCACGGATACCGTCAATGTCAACAGGTGGTGCGCCAATGAAGGCGATAATAAATGCTGTTGTTGCTGCTAGCAGGCAGGGAATCATCAAGACTCCGAAGTGTCCGACATACAGTCGGTTGTCAGTGCTTGTCACCCAGTTGAGATAGTTGTCCCACAGTGATGACCGCTTCTGAATTGCAATAGTTGCGGTCATTTAAGTATAAAGGTTAGTTTAGAATGTATTTACAGGATACTCATAGGGATCCAAGGTTGGTGCCTTAGGAAAGATACCAGCCTGGGTCACGGAGTTAGGAGAGGTGATAGCCGCTCCCTTCATCACGATACCATTGTCATTAGGGAGAAGAAAGAGTCCATCCATCTTCACCCTGTTCTGGAACATTGGTAGTGCCAGATATTTATGTAGAACCGCTAAGTTGTATCCGTCTAGGCCGTTAGCTTGTGCCATTAGAATGCGATGTTAGAACGTTCCAGCATATCAAACACGTCCTGCCTGTAAGCAGGGTCTGTGTCATAGCGTGGGTCTTCCATGGCTGATACTACCTCAGCTTGGGAACGGAAGGTAGGAGCACCAGGGTCGGTGCCACTACGGCCAGATAACATCTGACCTTCATACCCATTCTGTTCGTAGTAGGTTGCCATGAGTCCAGCCATTGCTAGTTGGATGGCAGCTGCGTTCCCAGTATCGATGATGTTATCATAAGCATCAACGTAAGCTGGGTCCATATTCTGGGCAGCCCATCCAGTGATTTCATTGTAGTTGTCTACACCACCTGCGAAGTTCTGAATCTGATTCACTTCTGCATCAGACAGGTCAGCAGCTGGTGCAGCAGGTTGATTGTTAGGATCTTGCATAGAGAGGTAGGCATCCACTAGGTCTGCACTACTCATTGCATTGAAAGCCTGCAGAGTCTCCTCTGACAGCTCTCCTGTCTCGTACCATTCAGCTGAGGCATCAGCTACAACCTGCTGAGCAGGACTGTAGTCTGTCTCTTCCTCTTGGTACTCTTCCTCTTCTACCTGCTCTTCCTCTTGACCACGCTCACCAAAACTTCTGTTGAAGTTCAATNTAAGCACGCTCAAGTTCTTCTGCAGACTCATACTTGCCTGCAAGTTTCTGTTCTTCTGCTTGAGCCAGCTGCTCTCCTACTTGGAGAGAGTCCAGCTCATCAGCAGAGAACTCAGGTTGATCCGCAGGAGTGGGATCGTATGTCATTTCAGGCATCGCCTTCCTCCTGCAGACCATCTGCATTGATAACCCGGAGGTTACCCAACCCAACTCGTGTTACATAGTTAGGGTCTTGACCGATGAGAGGTGGGCAGAACTTTTGCATGGCCATGTAGCCTTTGTCTTTCTGCTCTTGCCTCTCCGTGTCAGTAGGTTCCTGGATACTATCCTCCAGGACCTGGGGCTTGCCCGGGGACTTGCGGACCCGTTTCTTGGGTGAGTGTTTGACCGGTTGCATCTTGCATTAACTCCATATCTAGTTCAGGGTTTTTGCTCGGGTCCATCATCGGAGCTGATGCAAACTGACCAGCCTGCTTAGTAAGTTCAAGCTGCTGTTGTTGTTGCATCTGTTGCTGCTTCTCTTGTTGCAGCATCTCCGGAGTCTTGATAAGATTGAGAACATCAATACCATTGGCCGCGGCTAACCTCTTCAGGTACTCACCGGGATCAATGTATTGTTGGATAGCTTCAGGTCCCATAGTCTGTGCGACTGTGGTGATAAACTCTGTTAGAGCCTGAGCATCCTGACCTCTGCCTAGTGCGTTAACACCAGCAACAATCTGTGGACGGACCAGATTCTTAGGTAGTGTAGGTAACTGTTTGTTACGTTGCAGTACCATCATTGTACGGTTCAGGTATGGAACTAGGAACTCAACGGTCATCAGACTGAACAGTCCTCCGAGCCCTGACTCCAGCTCCATCTGTGTGAGTCGTACCTCTTCTGCTGTGGTTCTCTCGCTCTGTCTCACATTGAGGATGAGGAACCCTTGGTTTATTCGTTCGACTAATTGCTGTGCCATCTCCGCAGCAGTACGGAAGTCAGCAGTCTTACCAACCTGGACTACGCCAATGTCTTCAGGTCTACCCTGGACAATGGCTCCGTTACCAGCTTGTGCAATAGTCTGTGGTTTAGTTGTAGCGGACGGTGATACTAGGAAGATAACCTTAGCAGCAGCTGCACTCCCTTCAATGAGAGCTTGGCTCAATGCTTCCAGAGACTTGAGGTCTCCTAAGAACTCTTCTACTCTACCACGTCCATAAGCCTCGCCGTCTACGGTATTAAATCTTAACGGAATCCATGGACTTGTA